GAGATACAGCATTAACTGTAAATCAACAAGAAATAGAGTATAAAAAATCAATGCTTTCTGCTATAATGACAAGCAATAAGTCGTTAGATACTAGAATTGTTGGGATGGAAAGAAATCAGCAAGATAATTATATCTATGGTGGCAACGCAAAACAAAAAACAGTAAAGATACACAAACTACCGTTTTTTATGAAATAGGAACTGACCGATGGCAGACAATAAAAATAACCCAAGAAACCCAAATAGTCCATTATTCCAACGTTTAACAAGATTATTTTCGGGTCCAATTGTAAATTATAGAGCACAACAAGTAAGAAATAATCGTAAATATTCAGTAGATAAATACGCTTCTAAATTTAGGTCAGTGGGCGGTCAGTCTTTTAAACGTAAATCATACAACCCATATGAATCAATCTCAACCGCGATGATGAACAACTACAATCGCGCTGAAAGGTATGCAGATTTTGACCAGATGGAGTTTATGCCTGAATTAGCGTCTGCTTTGGATATTTATGCCGATGAGGTAACAACGCACTCTGAGTTCCACAAGTCATTAATTATTGATTGTCAAAATGAAGAGATCAAAGATATATTAGAGACACTATTTCATAAAGTTCTAAATGTTGATTCCAACCTTTTTGGTTGGGTACGTTCTATGTGTAAGTATGGCGACTTCTTTGGTTATTTAGATATTGATGAAGAGATAGGTATTAAATCATTTATTGGTCTTCCAGTCAGTGAAATTGAGAGAATGGAAGGTACCGATCAATCTAACCCAAATTATGTTCAGTATCAATGGAATGTGGGCGGTTTAACATTTGAAAACTGGCAAATGGCACACTTCAGAGTCATGGGTAATGATAAATATACCCCATACGGCACCTCAGTATTAGATCCAGGTCGCAGAATCTGGAGACAATTAACTCTACTTGAAGATGCCATGATTGCATACAGAGTTGTTCGCTCACCACAGAGAAAGCAATTTAAGATTGATGTTGGTGGTATTCCACCAGAAGAAGTTGAGCAGTACATGCAAAAGATCATCACCATGATGAAGCGCCATCAGGTTGTTGATGACAATAGCGGTAGAGTTGATTTAAGGTACAACCCACTATCAATCGAAGAGGATTATTACATCCCAACAAGAAACGGTCAATCATCAGTAGACATCTCAACTGTACAGGGTGATACTTGGGGTACAGCAATTGAAGATATTAAATATCTACAAAACAAGTTGTTTGCCGCAATTAAGATCCCAATGTCTTATCTTATTAGAGGCGATGGAGCAACAGAAGAGCAGGCATCACTTGCACAGAAAGATATTAGATTCGCAAGAACGATTCAGAGAATTCAAAGAGCGGTTGTTGCAGAATTAGATAAGATGGCAACGATTCATTTATATACTCTTGGTTACAGAGGAAATGATTTAATCAGTTTTGATTTAAAACTTCACAACCCATCAAGAGTTTCCATGTTGCAGGAAATGGAAATGCTAAATCAAAGATTAGATGCAGCATCTAAAGCAAGAGGCGATGTGTACAGTAATCGTTGGATTGCAAAAAATATTTTAGGTTTATCAGAGGAAGAGTTAGTTCGAAACACAAGAGAGAAGTTCCATGATAAGCAAATAGAAACAGCACTAGCAAAGATTGCAACAGAACAAGGCGAAGGTCTTGCCGCTGAAACCTTGACTGGTGGTGGATTTGGCGGTGTTGGAGATGTAGGTCTCGGTGCCGACACTGGTCTCGGCGGCGAAACTGCCGCCCCAGAAGAGGGACTTGGCGCTGAGTTAGGTGGAGAACCTGAAACGCCTGCGCCTGAAGCACCGACACCAGAACCAGAAGCAGCCGGTGGTGAAGATGTTCTTTTAGCAACGCCAGAGGGTGGCGGTAAACGCAGTAATGATAAACCAGCAGCAATTTATACAGAATTCGCTGATGGATCTTATACTGGTCCAAAAGATAAGGGTAAAAGATATAAAAAAGTAGAAAGTGACAGACGAAGAAACGCCAAGAAAGTAGAGTCTTGGGGTGCAACTGGACCACGAAAACCACGTAATGTTTTTCGATCAATGGCAGGTGGTGCGTTTATTAAAGAAAACAAATCTAATTATAGTGAAGAATTTGAAAATAGAATGTCTTCATTGAATGAGGAAATGGATAGAATACTGTCAGAGGACTTATAGAATGAATCATAATAAGAGAAGAAATACTGCATTTTTATACGAAGCGTTGGTTAGAGAGTTAACTAAAAGTGTTGTCGCTAAGGACGAAGAGAGAAAGTCTGCTGTAATGGCAGTAATGAAAGAGTTCTTCAGTAATGATAGTGTGTTAAAACAAGAACTAACTCTTTACAATGAAATTATTGAAACTCGTGGTACAACAAAAAATGCCGCCGAAAAGATCATTGGGTACGTTAGAAAAGAGCGTGAAAGATTGAATACAAAAAAACTTTTTGAGGAACAAACTCGTCTTATTAATAAGATTCACAATAATCTAAGCGAAGAAGTGTTTTCTAACTTTGTACCAAATTACAAAGCATTGGCAAGTATTTATCAAATGCTTTCACCAAGCACAAAAATTAAAAACAAAGTTTTGATGGAAAATGTTGTTGTTCAATATATGTCATCTTTACCACAAAAACTAAATGAAGAAAAAAGAATTAATAACGCAACAATGAGAATCTTCTCTTCAAAATTCAACAACCAATACAATGGATTGTTAGAAGAACAAAGAGTTTTATTATCAAAGTATATTTCATCTTTTACAGACAACGGTCTTGAATTAAAGATGTACCTTAATGATGAATTGACAAGAATTAAAGAAGCAATTGCTAATGCAAAATTCGAAGGCGAGTTGCAAGAAAAGATCAATAAAGTATCTTCTGTTATTGATGGATTTAAAGGCGAGTTAATCAATGAAGACATGCTTAAGCAAATTATGAAAATGCAACAACTTGTAAGCGAGATTGGAAACAATGATTAGTATTGATGAAATCAAAGTTAAGATTGATGAGGAAAAACCAGATAAGATTACTATATCTGTGGTCGAACCACAACCAACATCTATTGATGTGACCGTTGAACCAATACCATCACAACTTATTTCATTAGATATTCGTAGAACATTAGATAACAATTACATTATTTACGATCACCCCCTTTTTGATATTGTTGTTAATCCAGATAAAAAGAAGATTATGACTTTTGTCAATAAAAAAAGAAAAGCATCTGCTTATCCACATCAGGATGCGTTCTTTGAGTTTCTTAAAAGACGTGGTGTTATTTTGCCCGATACCGTTAAGGGTGGAAATATTTTCGGTAGTATTGAAGCAACTTATCCAGCAAATAAAAAAATTGATGTTATAAAAGTGGTTCTTTTAAATATTTTTATGTTCTTTAGAGAAGAACTACCAAGACTTAAAAAAGCATTAGATTATGATTTTGAGGTTGACAAGATGCTTGTCGATCCCGATGTAGAGGATAGCACAGAGTATGGTGAGGTCCCACAACAAAAGAAGAAGGGAACAATGGATCCTTTCTACACACAATATTACGGATTACTTTACAGGATATAAATGTCTTTACTTTGGTTTGTATTAACGTGTTATGGTTTAACACAAATTTTGGTTTATGGTTCAATTTTTGATGGTTTAAGACCCAAAAAAGGTTTTTTTGGTAATCTAGTAAAATGCCCTATGTGTACAGGGTATTGGGTTGGATTATTAGTTTTTCTAATTTCGCCTTGGACTGAACTATTTACTTTTGAATATAATGTAATCAACATGCTTATATGCGGTTGGTTAAGTTCAGGGACATCATATGTGCTCTGTACTGTTTTCGGAGACGAGGGAATAAATGTCAAAGGGAATTAACAATTACGTTGAAACTAAGTGGATGCTTCAGCCCCCACGCCTTTGCTGCAAGGGCAGTTAGATCGGGCGGGTGACGCCCGCAGGAGAATTTTGATGAACCTAAATGAGATTAAAAAGATGGTTATAACCTCTCTTATTCAAGAGAGAGTTGGTTATTATGGCGCTATGGATGGTGATGCTGGTGGCGATGCTGATGCACCTGATATTCAAGGCATTGTTGATGATGCGGAGAAAGAGATAAAACAAATGATAGCGGCACAAGGTAACATTCTTGACGCTGTAGCAACACAAATTGCTGAAACCGCAGGACCTGCATTGGTTCAAGCAGGAGTTCCAGGTGATGAAGTCGTTAAATTGGTATCTGATTTTTTAACTCAAATGCACGATGCAGTCCGTGATGCAAAAGAGAAGAGACAAGAAATAGGTGCAGGATCATCCACACCAGAATTAAACACAAAAGTGGAGGACGAATAAATGTCTGACAAGGTATTATTAAGAGAATATTACGCTCTTTGTGAAGGTGGATACTGTCAAGATCTTTTAACTGAGGCAGAAAAGCGAGATATGAAAGAAAATAATGCTTGGTATCTAACTGGCATTTTACAAAAGGGCAATACCAAAAACGGTAATGGTAGAAAGTACCCATCTCACGTTCTTGAAAGAGAGATGAAAAACTACGATATGCTTATCAAACAGAAGAGAGCATTCGGTGAGTTAGATCACCCAGATACATCAGTTGTCGATTTAAAGAATGCATCACACATGGTTACTCGCTACTGGATGGATGGCGACACTGTTATGGGTGCTATTAAGATTTTAGATACTCCCTGTGGCGAGATTGTAAAAGGTATCGTTAAATCAGGTGGTCAAGTTGGTATTTCATCAAGAGGTCTTGGTTCTGTTGTAAATGAGTCAAACGGAACAAGCATCGTACAAGAAGATTTTACTTTAATCTGCTTTGATATTGTTGCCGACCCATCAACTCCAGGCGCATTTATGAACCCACAAAAGATTAGGGAGTCAAAAGAGTTGAAAGTGCATGATAAGGATTATCGTGTGAACTCATTATTAAACTCAATTTTGGATTAAAATGAAGAAAGAACAATTTAAAAAAATGTTGAAACCCATTATCAAAGAGTGCATTCAAGAGGCACTAGTTGAGTCAAATCTAATTTCAGGAATTATTTCTGAGGTTGTAAAGGGGATGGGTGCCCAACCACAGCAGACACAAATCACTGAGCAAAAGAAAAAATATGAGAGTGACGAAGATGCAAAGAAAAGACGCCAAGCAAGAGAAAAGAAGTTAAATGAAACAAGAAAGTCTCTTTTAAGTGCAATTAATAAAGATGCTTACGGTGGTGTTGATTTGTTTGAAGGTACAACACCAATGCAAGAAACAAAATCAAGCGGTCCAGGCAGCGCACTTTCAGGTGTCGCACCAGATGATGCTGGTATTGATATTTCAGGAATTTTAAATATTGGCGGCGATAAGTGGTCAAAATTAATATGAGGTTAAAATGAGTGCAACTAACGTCCATGTGACAGCAAGAAGAAATGAATCAGGTGAAGCGCTAATCAAAAGATTTAGCAGAAAGGTAAAGAGAGAGGGAATTACCGAAGAGTGCAAAAAAAGAATGTATTACGAAAAACCCTCTGTTAAAAGAAGAAGAGATAAATTGAGAAGAAAAAGAGTTCTAAAGAAACTATTTATGAAACAGAGCGGAGAAAAAGATGTCAAACACCCCAAATGAAAGATTCGCAGATCAAAGATATTTGCACCCAAGTCCCGGTGTTGGTGCTGTTGGTCAATATCAGTTAAGT